TTCTTTCCGTAGTCGAAGACCATCTCGGCCCCTACGATAAACGTACCCCCGTACACACACGCTACCTCCATCTTGTGCGGTGTTCTACCGAAGACGCCACCAGCCTTGGGCTTATGATCCATACCCTTGAAGTAGAATCCAGTGTTGCCGAACCTGCTGTCTTTCTCCTCGAAGTGCATGCAGTCTACCGAGATAAACTCAAAGTCCAAAAGCTCTACCATGTACTCGTCGTATCCGTAGATAGTACGCATGTACCTGTCGTCGTAGTGCGAAGAGTTGTATCTAGATGCGTCGTTGGAGTACTTGTCCTTGACCTTGTTGGCTATCTTCTTGTAGTCCTCCTCGCTGAGCTGATCACCCGCGATACGCTTAAGCTCCTGTATAGGTATGCGCTTGATGTGTCCCGCATACACCAGGTCCCCGAAGTTGGGGTCTTCTGTGTAGCTGTGCAAAAACGTAGAGGGGTCTACGTACTCTATGTCGATACCCTTGTTGGGGTCGTTGTTTCTTTTCACCACTGCCATACCCAAGGACACGATGTCCATCACGGCTCTCCTGAAGGTGCTGTCGTTAAAATTGGCCCAGTCGAGCGTCAAGCTCGTAGCGAGCTGTGCAGCCACCTCTGCGTCGGTCTTGATGTTCGTATCCATAAACATCTCCGCCTCTTCGAGAGTCTCGGGAATGCTGTCAGGGTCCATGTCGAGCACCACACCCGTCATTTCCTTAAGTGCCTCAAGCTCCTTGCGGGCCTGTACTTGCATCTTGATGCGCTCCTTCTCCCTGTTCTTTTCGGAAGAAGAGATGGGATCGGTAGACTCTAGGTTGGGGTACGGATCTCTAGATAAGATCTTGTTCAGTACGATCTTTACGAACTTAGGCAGTATGGGTACTGGCGTGTAGTCTAGGTTCAGCAAGCTTCCGTCGCCCTTCTCTGGAGACAGAGAGTTTAGCAGCTGCTTGTAGATAGTCGTGTCCTGCGTACCGTTTGCATAATCTCTGCTTCTGCTGAATATCTTATTCCTTCTTCCGTACAGAGAATGAGTATCAGTGGATTGTCCCCACTGAGAATACATAGCCTTTGCATACTGAAGCCCATAAGACTTATCCTGCTTTACAGAATAATCCGCGAGAGGATCAGGGAACCCCTTCTTGTGTGAGTTATTACTGCTATACATTGGCACAAATATAATAAATCAACCGATTGGTTTATAGCGTCTAAAAAACTTGCGCTCGGTAAAATCGCTCTTCTCTTTAGGCTTTGACTTCTGGGCGGCCAGCAGGGCTAGACCAGAGCTTATCGTAAGGTCAAACCTAGTACGGTCGTTGATCTTGAATCCTATCCAGTCCTCCAGCGTCCTGTTAAGATACATGTTGCCTACGTTACCCGTGTCGTAGTTTATACCTACGTGGTCGTACACGTACTGCTCGATGGCGTGGGCATGAGCCTGTATCACATCCTGTGAGTTCGACGGTATACCCTTGGTCTTCACGTTCATCTTGGAGTTGGCTGCCTTGAGATGATCGGGCCTGTCCATTAGGTATCCGTCGTAACCTCTTGACTCAAAGTATCTTACGATACCGTACTTGTTGTTCTCCACGAGGAGTGGGTACCCGTAGAAGAAGGCAGCCATGAGTACGTCTTCGTAGAATATCTTGGCCAGGTCTGGACGTGAGGCATACTCAAGGACGAACATGTTAGAGGGGTTCTCTATGTGGAACTTGTTGTACAGATGCAGTGCCCCCTTAGATCCCCTTCCGTCTAGCGTAGAGTCCAGATCGTAGGAGTCAACACCTCCGCACCCTCTGTCGCTAAATGGAGCCACCCTCTTGCCCTTGTCCATTTTCATGACGTTTCTCTGTTCCTGTGGTGGCATCCAGGATACCCTGAACCTACCGTTTACGTCGGGGGAGAACACCACCTCTTTGTCTTTCTCCTTCCAGATGAAATTGCCCTTTACGACTGGGTTCGGAAACAGCTCGTCGTTGTGTTCTATCTGCTGATAGATTTTTCCTATGTTGAATAGACTTCCGTCTATGCTGTCCCTGAAGGCCTCGTCCGTGGTAAACGGAAACTGTCTCACCACCTCGTTCAGTTCGGACGGGTCGTGCTTGAGGCTGTCTCTCTCGTTCTTTAGATACTGCCTCGATCCTTGAACAATGCTATCGCCGTCAAGGCCGTCCACAGGATTATCAGGATTTTCAATGACTGGATGTCCGTAGATATCGAAGAAGCCTTCAAGTGACCTATCGGCTGAGATAAATAGCCTATACAGGCCGCTGCGCGTTCTACCATTTGCGTTTCTTTCGTTTGGGTTTGAGTCTTTCCATAGATCCTTGTACTCCTTCCCACCCTTGTTCATCGGATTCACGGTGCTTCCCACCATTGCCTTTCCCACGATTTTTCGCCCTACGATCAAACACGTCCGTTGAATCCTCCAGGCGTCTCTTATGTCTGTAGGTTTTTCCCATTTTCCTGCCTCGTCTAGATACAGTATGTGGAGCTTCTCTCCGTCATACGCATTGTTTGTTGTGTTTTTCCAGTTGATCACAGTGTTAAGAGCTTCGCCCGTCTGTGAGGTTTTGTTGTTCTTTGTTATCCTTTTGCTGGGCTCCCTGAACGCCAGCTCCATACGCGGGTTTGTGGTACCGTCCTGTATAGGCTTAAAGAAGAAGGGGTAGTGCCTGAACATGTACACGGCCTTCTTCATGAAGATATTCTCCTGTGCGTCCTTACCCGTCTTCGACTGTATGCCCAACAGCTTGTCTTTGACCTGTGTAGCCTCGTCCACCAAAACGGCGGAACAGATATTTGTGTATCCACTCCGCCGACACTTGGTGTATAGCTGCCCTATGCAGCGTGGGTCCGCCTCACACGCAGCCAAATGTATGAAAATTTCTCTCTGAAACGCTAGGAAGCTCGGGTGACCTATGTCCATCCGAGTCCACTGAAGCATCATGTAGTGCCTACCCGTAATATACGTAGGCTCGCCGTTATTATAGAACCAAAAGCCTTCACGCCTACGTCTAAACTCCTCCTCGATATACGGACGAAACTTCTCTCTGAACTCTCTGGGGGTCTCGGCCCACTCGTCCATACTCTTAATCCTAGACAGCTCCTCAGGCATAGACTCCCGTGTCCACAGCTGCAGGTTGTCTGACTTTCCATGTCCCGCAATTTGCTTTTTGGGCGGCTGAGCGGGAAGTGCAATGAGTATATCACCAAGTTGAATAATTTCACCTTGTGTACCCTTGGGACAAATCTTGATAACTGCCTCATCGTATTCCTCTATGTTTACTAGCGAGCTCAAAACACTTGACCCCACCTATTGCTCTTGAAGCTAGGGGCGCCTGACTTGGGATTCTTAAGAATCATGTTCTTTCCGCACGGACATTGGATCTGATGCTGAGCTTTTCCCTCAGCAAATTTTATGGTGACCCCAGACTTATCGTCTTCGTGGTCGCCGCACTCACAAATGTATTTAGCCATTGTATTTAATTTAGTACGCCCGACAGGATTCGAACCTGTGACCGTCTGCTTAGAAGGCAGATGCTCTATCCAGCTGAGCTACGAGCGCATGCGGTTATCTGCTATGTCTGCGCTTGGGCCTGTTGTTGGCCCTGTTTTTTGATTGAGGTTGAAGTGTGGTTTTATCAGACGTACCTACATGCGATTCATCGAGACCGTCACCGTTTCCGTAATTCTTCTTACGGCGGTTGATTTTGTTCAGGAATGCCCTATACCTCTTAGCCTTTTTGGCCTTTCCGTATTTAGCATACTCCTTCTTGTAGTCTCTTTTATTGAGCTTCATGGTACAAATATAACAAATTGTTGGGGCGGCGGGACTTGAACCCGCGACTTCCTGTGTATAAGACAGACGCTCTAACCAACTGAACTACGCCCCAGTTGATAAGCCCTATATGCGCAGAGGGCCGCCTGACGAAAACCAACAACTTAATCCTCGCTCTTGTCGTTCCAGGAATCTTCCCAGAACTTGTATTCTGTTTTATTGTATTGCCATACTATTTGTTTCCAATCATTTAGAGAATCTTTCAGCGAAACCTCCGCTGTAGTCTTTTGCTTCTTCGATACCTCCATTATTGTGTAGGTCTTTGATCATTTGCTCCAACCGTTGTCTCTCAACGATTAGCTCCTTGCAGTCTGTAGCGGTCTGCTTAATAGACTGCAGCTCAGCCTTACGTGCGCTTCCGTTGAT